AGTAGAAACAAGGTCGTTTTTAAACTATTCGACACTAATTGATGGCCATCCGAATTCTTTTGGTCGCTGTCTGGCTGTCAGTAAGTATGCTAGAGTCCCGTTTTCGTTTCATTACCAACACCACGTCTCCTTGCCCAATTAGCACATTAGCCTTCTCTCCTTTCGCAAGGTTGCTCAGTTCATTGATGCTTAATGCTGGCCCATATCTCCTGTCTTCTTTGCCCAGAATGAGGAATCCCCTCAGAACAGCGGACTCCACTCCAGCTGTGCCTTCATCTGGGTCTTCGGTTAAAGTGCCAGCATCCTTTCCGAGAACTGTGAGTCTCTTCGTGGCCTTGTTGTAGTTGAATACAGGAGAATTGCCCCTTACAAGTATTCTCATTCCTGATCCCCTCACATTCACAGTAAATGAGGAGAACTGCATTCTACTTTGCTTTGGTGGAGCGGCTGCGAAGGGAAGAAGTTTTATTATCTGTGCGGTATCAAATGTCCCAAGCACATCCCTCATTTGTTGGAACAGAGTTCTCACAAACCCACTGTATTGGCCTCTAATGGCCTTAGGTACTAAAGACTGAAATGGTTCAAATTCCATTTTATTGTATAGCATTGTAGGGTTCTGGGACCACTGAATTTTAACAGTTTCCCAGTTTCTGATGATCCATTGATAGGTATTGACCAACACTGATTCAGGACCATTAATCTCCCACATCATTGACGATGAGTAAGTTATTGTCAGTTTCTCTGTTCCCTGTGTTTCACTGACCTCCTCGGGAGACAGTAGTACATTTCCTCGTTGGTCCCGGACTCTCAAGAACCGGTCAATGCTCACCACTACCCTCTCCGTGCTGGAGTACTCATCTACACCCATTTTGCTGATTCTCACTCCTCTCATTGACATCTCGATGCTTGGAGTCATGTCGGGCAATATCCCAATCATTCCCATCACATTGTCGATAGGTTCAACTCCCCAATTTTGAAAAAGCACTTTCGCATCCTTCTGAAAATGTCTTAAAAGTTGATGCATAGGATTCAGTCGCTGATTCGCCCTATTGACGAAATTCAGATCACCTCTAACTGCTTTTATCATACAATCCTCTTGTGAAAATACCATGGCCACAATTATTGCTTCGGCAATCGACTGTTCGTCTCTCCCACTCACTATCAGCTGAATCAATCTCCTGGTTGCTTTTCTGAGTATGGCTGTTGCTCTTCTCCCAACCATTGTGAACTCTTCATATCCCTCATGCACTCTTATCTTCAATGTTTGAAGATTGCCCGTAAGCACCTCTTCCTCTCTCTTGACTGATGATCCGCTTGTTCTCTTAAATGTGAATCCACCAAAACTGAAGGATGAGCTAATTCTCAGTCCCATTGCAGCCTTGCATATACCCACGGCTTGCTCTTCTGTTGGGTTCTGCTTAAGGATGTCTACCATCCTAATTCCACCAATCTGTGTGCTGTGGCACATCTCCAATAAAGATGCTAGTGGGTCTGCTGATACTGCAGCTCTTCTCACTATGTTCCTAGCAGCAATAATCAAGCTTTGATCAACATCATCATTCTTCACTTCCCCTCCTGGAGTATACATCTGTTCCCAGCATGTTCCTTGAGTCAAATGCAACACTTCAATGTACACACTGCTTGTTCCACCAGCCACTGGGAGGAATCTCGTTTTGCGGACCAGTTCTCTCTCCAACATGTATGCAACCATCAAAGGAGAAATTTTGCAATCCTGGAGTTCTTCTTTCTTCTCTTTGGTTATCGTTAGTTGCGATTCCGATGTTAGTATCCTGGCTCCCACTTCGTTAGGGAAAACAACTTCCATGATTACATCCTGTGCCTCCTTGGCACTGAGATCTGCATGACCAGGATTTATGTCAACTCTCCGACGTATTTTGACTTGGTTTCTAAAATGGACAGGGCCAAAGGTTCCATGCTTTAGCCTTTCGACTCTTTCAAAATAAGTTTTGTAGATTTTTGGATAATGAACTGTATTTGTCATTGGTCCATTCCTATTCCACCATGTCACAGCCAGAGGTGATACCATCACTCGGTCTGATCCGGCATCATTCATTTTACTCCATAAAGTTTGTCCTTGCTCATTTCTCTCAGGAATCATTTCCGTTATCCTCTTGTCTGCTGTAATTGGATATTTCATTGCCATCATCCATTTCATCCTAAGTGCTGGGTTCTTCTCCTGTCTTCCTGATGTGTACTTCTTGATTATGGCCATATGGTCCACGGTGGTTTTTGTGAGTATCTCGCGGGTGCGAGACTGCGACATTAGATTTCTTAGTTCTTTTATTCTTTCCATATTGAATATAATTGACCTGCTTTCGCT